GATTAAAATTTATAACCAAAAAATTTCTACATTAACCAACCAAAATATTCTTCTTGAAGCAAAATTGCAAACAATTGTACAAGATAATCTTGATGCTCAAAAAGAATTACTCGCAGAAAAAATGGAACTGCAAGAAAAATACGAAAATCTACTAGCAGATATCGAAGAAGAAGATGGCGAAACCAACAACTAGACAACAATTAATAGATTACTGCTTTAGAAAGTTGGGTGCTCCCGTTTTGGAAATCAACGTTGACGATGATCAGGTAGATGATTTAGTAGATGATGCGATACAACTCTTTAATGAGAGGCACTTTGATGGTGTTGAGAGAATGTATCTTAAGTATGAAATTACTCAAGGAGATATTGATAGAGGGATAGGTGCAGATGTTGCTGGTGAAAGTACTCCTAATAGTAAAACAGGTGTAGGCATAGTAACCACTACAACAACATCAACAAGTATATCTGGTTACGGAACTACCACGACAACATTTTATGAAAACTCAAATTTTTTACAAATACCTGAATCTGTTGTAGGAGTAAATAAAATATTTAAATTTGATACTAGTTCAATATCTGGTAGCATGTTTAGTATTAAGTACCAGTTATTTTTAAATGATTTGTATTATTTTAACTCTGTTGAACTTCTTCAATATAGTATGACAAAGACTCGTCTTGAGGATATTGATTTCTTACTTACACCTGAAGCACAAATAAGATTTAATCAAAGACAAGATAGATTATACATGGATATTGATTGGGGTGCTCAAAAAGCAGGTAATTTTTTAGTTCTTGATTGTCATAGAGCATTAGATCCTGAGACATTCAATCAGGTTTATAATGATTATTTTGTAAAATTATATCTTACTGCTTTGATAAAAAGACAATGGGGACAAAATTTAATTAAGTTTAGAGGAGTCAAGTTACCAGGTGGATTAGAATTGAATGGAAGAGAAATATATGACGATGCTGAAAGAGATTTAGAGAGAATTAAAGATAAGATGATGCTTGAGTATGAATTACCTCCTCTTGATTTCATAGGGTAATGATCGATGGCATTAAATCCCTTTTTTCTACAAGGATCTCAAAGTGAGCAAAGACTTGTTCAAAATTTAATAAATGAACAACTCAAAATTTATGGTGTTGAAGTAACTTATATACCAAGAAAATTTGTAAGAAAACAAACAATAATTAAAGAAGTTCAATCATCTGCTTTTGATGATAACTTTCTACTTGAAGCATATTTGAATACCTATGAAGGTTATAGTGGTCAGGGAGACATTATGACCAAGTTTGGTGTGAGTTTAAGAGATGAAGTAACTCTCACAATATCAAGAGAAAGATTTGAAGATTTTATATCACCATTTTTAGAATCTGATGAAGATTATGAGTTAGCATCAAGACCTCGTGAAGGAGATATCATATTTTTCCCACTTGGAGCAAGATTATTTGAAGTTAAATTTGTAGAACATGAAGAACCTTTCTATCAGTTAGGAAAAAATTACGTATATCAACTTAAATGTGAACTCTTTGAATATGAGGATGAGGTTCTTGATACTGGTATTGATGTAATTGACTCTCAACTTGAAGATTTGGGATATATTTCAACTCTTCAACTGATTGGTTCTGGTACAACTGCTACTGCCAACGCACAAATAAATCCATCAGGTAGAGGTTATATCCGTGAAATTGTGTTGAATAATGATGGTAGTGGTTACACAAGCACACCTAATGTTGCAATATCAACTGCTCCAAATGTTGCAGGTAATGCAAATGCGACTGCTGTTGCTATAACAACTACAAGAGCTGGTCTGTTCTCTATAGATCGAATATTATTGACAAATGCAGGTGCTGGATATACAACTCCTCCATTGGTCACAATCACAGGTGGTGGTGGTGTTGGTGCTGCTGCTACAGCAGCTGTTGAATTAAGTAACTTTGGTATTGTTGACTTTACAATTTCTAATAATGGTGTTGGATATGCAGCAACCCCAATAGTAACTATTACTGGTTTAAGTACATCACCCGCTGCTGCAGAAGTTAATTTATTAGCAGATAATACAATATCTGATATTCTTCTTAAAAATGCAGGTATTGGATACACTGTTACTCCAACTGTAACTATTGCAAATCCATCTTTAATTAATGGTGTTGGTAATTTTTCAAGAGGTGAAGTTATTAGAGGACTCTCATCTGGTATTGAAGCAAGAGTTAAGGAATGGGATACAGATACTAAAATTCTTAAGATATCAAATGTTGGTATTGGAACTACACAAGCAGCATTTATTCCTGGTGAAACTATTCAGGCAACTGAATCAACATTCTTTAATATTGGTTTAACTACTGCAGTTACAATTGGTGTTACAACAACATTAATTACGGGTATAAACACATCTGGTATTAGTTTAAATCAGGAATTAAGTACACTAGAATTTAATCAACTACCTGTCATAGGAAGTGGAGCAACTGTTACAAATATTGGTGCAGGTCAAATTAACATAAGTAAATTATCGTTAAATACTACTGGTATCACAACTGTAGTTTCATTTGGATCTTCTGTGATGACAAATTATTCACTCGATTTCTTCGATGAAGATAATCAAAATACTACCTTTGAATCAAACGAGATAATCGAAAGTGAAGCTGACGATATACTCGATTTTTCAGAAGGTAATCCATTCGGTACATTCTAATGTTAGGACAATATTACTACCACGAAATACTCAGAAAAACCATAATATCTTTTGGTACAATTTTCAATGACATTCATATTCGTCATCGAGATGGTGCAGGTCAAGAATCAAGTGACCTGAGAGTTCCTCTTGCTTATGGACCTATGCAAAAATTTCTAGCAAGATTAGAACAGCAAGCAGATTTAAATAAAGCAGTTCAAATTACACTTCCAAGAATGTCGTTTGAAACAACTAATATCGCTTACGATGCAACAAGAAAAGGTGGAATAACACAAACATTTAAAGCAACTGATGGTAGTAAACTTAGAAAAGTATTCATGCCAGTTCCATATAATATTGGATTTGAATTAAATATTCTTGTTAAATTAAATGATGATGCGTTACAAATAGTAGAACAAATATTACCATATTTTCAACCATCATTTAATGTTACTATTGATTTAGTAAATGTAATTGGAGAAAAAAGAGATGTGCCAATTGTTTTGGATAATATTTCATTTCAAGATGATTATGAAGGAGATTTTACAACAAGGAGAGCATTAATATACACACTCAACTTTACTGCTAAAACATATCTATTTGGTCCTGTATCTGATTCCAGTGAGGGTCTTATCAAGAAAGTTCAAGTTGATTACTACACTTCTGTTGATACTGAAAATGCAAGAAGAGAATTAAGATACTCTGCCACACCTCAAGCTAGACAAGATTATAATAATGATAATACTGCAGTCTTAAAATCCGATTTAAGTAAAACAAAAACTAGAATGGATGTGAGTGCCACTAACGCATTATCTGTTGGTATGAGAATTATTATAGATAAGGAAATCATGAAGGTTAAAGAGATTGTAGATTCAAATACAATTGTTGTATTCCGTGGTTATGATACTATTGCTGCGACACATCTAACAGGTGCGTCAATTGATGTATTGACTGCAGCTGACGATGCTTTAGTTGAACCTGATGATGACTTTGGATTTAATGGTGTTATTGAAGTATTCAATGATTCAAAAACATATAGTCCAACACAACAAAAAGATATCTAATGAATACCATGACTAACTATGATTCGATTGATGAGGCTTTGAATACAAGTAGTGCGATTGATGTTAAACCAGTCAGCACACCTAAGAAAGTGAAAAAAACTGAAACTGATGATATTAAAAAAGATTATGATTACACTCGTGCAAATCTTTATTCGTTGATTGAAAAGGGTCAAGAATCATTAAATGGTGTATTAGAAGTTGCAGGTGAAACAGCAAGTCCAAGAGCATATGAGGTTGCAGGACAGATTATAAAATCAGTTGCAGATACAACTGATAAATTAATGGAACTTCAAAAGAAAGTTAAAGATGTAGACGAAGATAAGAAACAATCACCAAATACAGTTACTAATAACGCTTTGTTTGTAGGATCTACATCTGAATTGTCTAAGATGTTAAAGCAAGGAATACTAAATAATAAAGAGGATTCTTAATTCTAATGAGTAATTCAGTTACTATTGAAGATTCA